CTGAGTGATATTTTCTCCCAAACCCCTTCTCCATCGCTTGCAAAGGTTGGAAAGGCAAGTTCGGAGCTATTCAAAATTACATACAAAACTATGACAGTCGGTGATGTTTTGTCAGTAAAAGATGAAACACTTGACTTGACATACTCTGTAGTTGTTGAGCAGGGCGCATTGATGGCAGACGTTATGACTGAGCTATCAGATGCAATCAACGCTGACGCTACGAATAAGGTCATCGCAGCGGTCACATCTGATAATCAAATAACTGTTACATACACAAACCCAGAAGATACGCACATTTTCTCAGTATCAAGCAATCTTACGATCGGAGACTACAAGATTCGTCTTTCAAGCGTTTTAAGTGATCTTGATTCCATCATCAACGATGATCCTGAGTTTTATGGAATCGTTACTCCTTCGCAAGACAAGGATGTTCAGATGGCTATTGCTGAATGGACAGAGAGCCATAAAAAGCTGTTTGGAATCTCATCAACCGATCAGAATATCAAGTCCTCAACATCGAAAGATGACATTGTTGCAAAATTGCGTGACAAGCAATACTTCAGGACATTCTCCATGTACCACGCAGACGCAACAGAATCGCCAGAATCTGCATGGATGGGTGTTTGCTTCACCATGGCACCAGGAACAGAAACATGGGCTAATAAGCGCCTCTCTGGAATAACTCCAGACCGACTGAGCAAAACAGAGAGAATTGCGATCATTGAAAAAAATGGCAATACTATTGAGTTTTACTCAAAAAATATTGCACTGACAAACCAGGGCAAGGTTGCATCTGGCGAGTGGATTGATATTATCCGAGGGCGTGATTGGCTTGCTGACTTGATTCAAACAAACATGGCTCAGATGATAATCAACACCAATAAGATTCCTTACGATGACGCTGGAATAGTTAAGTGCTGGGCTAATTTAAATGCCTCACTTAAAAAAGCCGTCGATGTTGGATTTTTTGCACAAGAAGCAATTACAAGTAACGGTAAGGTTGTCCCATCGTATATTTGTCCATTGCCACGAGCATCAGAAATAGATGATGTAACAAAGGGATCAAGGGTTCTGTACTTGACATTTTCGGCTCGGGTTGCTGGTGCAATCCACATGACTGACATTACTGGCTCAGTTGGCTACTCACTAGGCGAATAAGGAAAATTAAATGGGAACAAATGCACAATTAACGGGTACTTATGACCCATCAAAACTTATCGTAACAATCGGCAGCGTTATTGTTTCTGGGTTTGGTGATGGAGATTCAATCAAAGCCGAGAGATACGAGGACAATTATTTTTTAAAGGTTGGCTTGGATGGTGGTGTCGCCAGGGCGAGAAACTCCAACAAAACAGGAAAAATTGAAATAACTCTATTGTCAACATCGGGAGCAAACGATCAGCTTTCAGGCTTTTTCCTAAGCGAAAGTTTAGTCGTTGATGGAACTCCAATCGCCCCTTTTGTCATCGCTGATACTAGCGGTAGAACTGTCTTGTCCGCAACTCAGGGGTGGTTAAAGAAGATCCCATCAGTAACATTTGGTAAGGAAGTCGGTACAAACGTATGGGTTATGGACTGTGCAGACCTTACAGTATTCCACGGCGGAAATGAATTATGATTGAAATTGTAAATATTGGTGGGCGTGAGTATTCATTTACCAAAATGAACTTCTTTCCAGCCCAAAAGCTGGGGTTAAGACTTGCGAAGCACTTAGCGCCGGCAATTGGTGGGCTTGATGGAAAAGACAAAAAAGGTCTTGATCTTGACATGAAATCTGTCGTTAGTGCGATCCAATCAATAGCAGACGAGAAAATTCTTGATGATCTGATTCTTCCAATTTTTCAAGAGTCGAATGTCTCTGTTGTTGGGGCTGGAAAGCTAAACAGTCAAAACTCCATAAACCAAAACTTTACGATCGATCAAATGTTCGATTTTTGGGAGTTGGCGTATGTTGTTATGGAGGCTAACTTTAAAGGTTTTTTTACGCAAGCTCTCGAACGCTTTGGACTTCAGGCTACGGGCGCACAGGCGGAGTTAGTCCCTCAGCAATTGGAAAGCTAGACGAAGAAATAGCTAGCGAGGGGTTATTTTGGAGGCCGTTTATGGCTGGCAAAGTAACCCTCACAGAAGTCCACAACGGAATTGCAGACTTTGAAATGTTGGCAAAAATTAACGCACTAATGGACATGGAAGAATCATTAAGCGATTACTTTGAAAAGATGAATAAATGACAACTTTAAGAGAGTTGACCGTCGCCATAGGCCTAAAGATAGATAATGCCAAACTTGCAAGGTTTGAAGCGTCAATCGAAAAGGTAAAGACAAACCTTGCCAGCACCGCTAATTCTGCGTCTTCCGCAGGCATCAAGATTGGCGCAGGCATGAATAAGGCGTCTGAGGGTATTGAGAGGTCTACTAGGCGTATGGGCGCAGTAGTGCCAGCACTTTCCGCAGTTGTTGGAGCTTTGTCGCTTAGGAAGCTGGTAACCGTTGGCGATGATATGCAATCACTCCAGGCAAGGATAGGAATGCTCCCGCAGACGATTGGAAGCGCTAATGACGCGTTAAATGAGGTAGCAAAGCGGGCAGATGGCGCACGAATGAGCCTTTCAGCTTACGGGGCACTTTATACAAGAGTTGGTAACGCTGCAAAAGGTCTTGTAAAAGATCAAAATGAACTTCTTGGTATCACAGATACCATTTCAAAAGCCCTCATTGTCGGAGGCGCATCCGCACAGGAGGCTTCATCCGCCATGCTACAGCTTTCGCAAGCAATCGGCTCTGGAGTGCTTCAAGGAGACGAATTTAGATCACTCGCAGAAGCTGCACCTCAATACTTGGAGCAGCTATCGATTGCAATGGGTGTGCCTAGAGAGCAACTAAAGAAACTTGGAAGCGAGGGGAAAATTACCGCCAAGGATATTATTGAGTCCACCAAAAAAATGGCTGAATACTTTAATGAGCAATTTAAAAAGATGCCAATGACAATTGCTCAGGCAATGACGATGGTATCTAACAAGTTCAGCGTGGCAATCCAAAATATTAACGACAAGACCCACATAATAAACACAATAGCAATAAAGATTGTTGATGCAATTGGTCTAGTTGAGAAAAAGTTTTATAAGTTCATGGATGCAGCAGACGGCGCAGATAATGCTTTAAAGCTAATAGCGGTCACCATATCAGCGCTATTGCTACCAGCTCTATTTAAGCTCATTGCAGCAGGGTTAAGTTTTGTCGCATCTCCATACATGGCTATAGTTGTTGCTATAGGGGCAATCCTGCTAGTTTTAAACGACTGGAGCGACTGGATGAACGACAAACCAAATGAATTTGGAAAAATTTGGGGTGCGCTTGCCGATAAATTAAAAGAGTATCCAAAAATCGTATCGTTCATTACCGAGAACTTTATGTATTTAGGTGCGGTAATTATTGGATATGTCACTGGTGCATTCAAGTTATTAACTTTTTCTTTTGGGATACTGAGTGGAGCCATAAAAATAGCTTACGCATCGGCTATGCTACTAGCTAGTGGAATTTCTGCTGTTACAGGTGCGTCTATGGTTGCTGTAAGCACTTTAATTGCTGGCGCAGTTCTTGTTGGTGCTGCGCTTGTGGCTATTGTGTATTATTGGGATGAGATTAAAGATGCAGCTACTGAGTCAATAGACTGGATAATTGTCAAGTGGGACTTATTGATTGAAAAGCTGTCATCATTTAAAAACATTTTGCCAGACTTCAACGGATTTTTTGGCGGCGATCTGGAAAGCAGACTAAAGCTAGAAATTGGCAAATTCAACCTTTCTAGCTCAAAAGTTGACGATGCTAGAAAGGTTGGAAACACAAATACATTAAATATTAACGTACCGCCAGGCACACCAGCAGAGCAAGTTGGGGCAATAAAGCAGGCTGTTCAGCCCGCTTTATCTAATATCGGGTTCTTTGGCGCATCAGCGTACACTAGCTAATATGGGCGCAAACGGAATAATCAGTCAAGGGGCGAAAAGAGCCGTATCAATGATTTTTAGTTCTCCAAAATTCAAGGGATCGATTGATGGTTCCGTTGGATTTATTGAGTTTGATTTGGTGCTAAAAGAGTCTCACGAATGGAAAACTAGCCCAACAAGCAACCCAATAGAAAATGGTGCGGACATTACTGACCATGTAATCATGGAGCAGGACAAGTTAATATTAAATGGATACGTAACTAACTCAAGCATAGACATTGATTTGGCCAGCTTCATTGGCGGAACCGTTGCTGCATATACGCCTTTTGGGGCAAGCTCTATTTTATCCGAGGCCATTTACAAAAAGCCGAAAAAGGTTTTAGAGGCGTTCCAGATGCTTTATAAACTAAAAGAGGCTGGTAAAGAGGTTTCAATTGTTACTACCATTATATCAAACATATCAATACCAAGGGAGCCTTCCGACGGTGATGCAATTGAGGTAAAGATAGAACTTGTCCACATCCAAAAGGTTGACGTGGAGATGGTAGAAGTTCCAAAAGGAATAAAAAAAGGCAAGACAATATCAAAAAAAACCGCAACAACAGCAGACAACGCTGGGAAAAAGATTGCAGAGCAGGCAAAAGATGGATCAAAAAAGTCAGTCATAAAGGCTGGATATGACGGTCTAAAATCGCTCGTGGGTATTAAATGATATTTTTAATTGATCTGAAAAAAGAAACAGCTTACCAAACATTTACAATGGTGCTAAGTGGGTCTCCATTTCGATTTTACGTATTATGGAATGAGATTTTTCAATACTGGTCAATGTCGATTGAGGATTCTGCTGGAAACTCATTACTAAAAAATGTAAAGATGGTGCAAAATTACCCATTGACCGAAATGTACTTAGATGATCGGCTTCCAAGAGGTGATTTTGTTTTATTAAACACGGAAACATTGCGACCAGCATTTAGCTCTTTTGGCGAAAACTGCTCGCTTTACTTCTCTGAAAAAAATGCAATTTAATCGAGTCTATGAGATCACAGTAGGTGAAACAGGCGCAAAGGGCGTTAGAATAAACTCGCTACGAGCATCTTTCTCAATTTCAAAAACATCAACACCGAACCCGAACAAATGCACCGCAAAAGTTTACAACCTATCAAATGAATCTAGAGTTATTGTAGAGAGTCCAAATGCTGTGCTTGTATTAAAGGCTGGATATGATGACGGCACTAGCTCAACAGATGGCGCACTTGTTATATTTACAGGCACGGTAATAAGGAGCATCACAACATCGCAAAATGGGGACTTTATTACCGAGTTTGAGCTTGCGGATGGATTTTTAGAATTCAGGGACTCAAAGGTAAGCGCAAGTTTTCCTAGCGGAACATCAGGGTTAACTGTTTTAAAGCATTTTGCAAGCCAATTAAATGTCCCAGTAAGGCAGATTCCGCAATTTGATGACAAGGCTTACCCAAGCGGGTTCTCTTTCTCTGGTAGGGTTCGCGACGGCATGAACAAAGTATGCAAATTCTTGGGTCTTGAATGGTCCATCCAGAATCGAGAGCTACAAATAGTTGCAGTCGGCAGGACAGTAAACAAAAAAGCCATCTACATATCGAGCGAGACTGGAATGATCGGATCACCAAGCCGAGAAGAAAAGACAATTAGCGACAAACTCGCTCATGAGCGTGGTCTTGCAAATGGTCAAGGAGTTTATAATCGGGAATCAATAGGTTCAAATGGAAAACCAAAAACAACTTTTGATATTCTTGGTTATAAGGTAAAAATTTTACTTAATCCCAATGCCGAGCCTGGAGGTTACGCAAAACTGAAATCTGTTGGAGTTGATTCATTTTTTAGGATTGAATCGGTGGATCATGTTGGCGATACTCATTCAAACGACTGGTACTCTGAGTTAACATTAAGGACAATAAATGGCTGAATTTGACAATGGAATAGATGCCCTTCTTGGGCTAATAAAGTCTCAGACGATGGAGATTTACACATGCCTTCAGGGGTCAATCGTCAGCTATAAAGACGGTAAGGCAACAGTGTCCCCAGTCGGATCAAGAAGATTTGATGATGGCGACGAAATGCCCTATCCTCATGTTTTTGATGTCCCCGTTTTGTGGCCGTCATTTGCTGGTGGAACTGCATTTATAAAGGGTCCCGTCAGAGCTGGAGACAAGTGCCTTTTAGTTTTTTCTCAGTCCGCTATAGACGGTACAGATGACAGGCGAACTCATGACCTAACAGACGCACACGCAATTATGTGTGATCTTGGATCTGCAAGTGGTAAGGCGAGCAATAATGACTCGTTAATGATGGCTTTTGGTGAATCGTTTTTAAAAATCGGTGAAAATGGGGATATAGAAATATCATCGACTGGATCATTAAAGATAGTTGCTCCCAAGGGAGTTGAGGCAAGATCACCAGAAACGCACTTTACTGGATCAGTTGCCTCTGATGGTGGATTATCATCAAAAATGGATATGAA